CGTGCGCACGTCAAATGCTCCACGTGAAACAGCACTCCTTGCAAAGCAGGGTTTGCGGGGGTAGCATCGCGCGCAAATGCGCTCGTGAGTTAGTGAGCACTGACTCGGAGGACGATCACTGATGGGATGCCCGTGTAGAGGATCGAGGCCGATGCCAAGGCGCCAGCCGCCCGCACCGACCCCGGCTCCGCAGCCAAAGAGGTAGGCACACGCACATGAGCGGGTCCGGCCAGACGCCAGCCATGCGCTCGGACTTTCGCAGGCTCGACGCCATCGGGCTCGATGTCGTGCTCGCGCGCCTCGCGGACATCGCCTATCCGGAACTGGCGAAAGAGCTTCGCGTCAACACGCTGAACCTGCGCCTGTGGATCGTGCGCGAACGCACACGCGCGTTCCTCGAAGATGCCGAACCCCGGGCACTGCTCGATCTCTTGGCGCAGGGCTACACGGTCGCCGACCTCGCGACCGAGTATGAGGTGAGCGCACAGGCCATCGAGCATTTCCTGAAAGCGCACACCAAACCCGAGGAACGAGACGAAGCCGACGACATCGGCGCATCGTCACGGTTCAACGAGATCAGACGCGACATCGCGCAAGCACCGGAGAAGTTCTACATCGACCGCGCACACGCGAAGCTCGCGCTCGAAAAACACGTCTCCGGACTCACGACACGCCGATTCGCCGACGACAAGACGCTGCGCATTCAGGCGGCGAAGGGCCTCGCCATGCAGGTGTCGTTCATGCGCACGAAGGACGACGAGATCGACGACGACGAGGAACTGGAACGCTTGGCGCGCGAGGCCCTCCGGGGGCGCGAATGAAATACCGGCCACCGGACCCGATAATCGACGCGTTTCATCAGGATTCGAGCGTCGTGCGCGGCATACGCGGCCCGCGCGGATCGGGGAAATCGGGCGCCTGCATCATGGAAGGACTGCAAGGGGCGCTCGCTCAGAAGCCGAACGCGTCAGGCATCCGTCGCTCGAAATTCCTCGTGCTGCGCGACACCTACCGGCAGCTTGAGACGACGACGATCCCGAGCTTCCGCAAGTGGCTCGGCGACGCGACGAGAATCAGCGGCAGCTACCCGGTCAAGGGCTACACGCATAAGCCCCTCGCCGACGGCACGACGCTCTCGATGGAGACGACGTTCCTCGCGATGGACGGCGAGAACGTCATCGACAACCTGCAATCGTTCGAGGCGAGCTTCGCATGGGTCAACGAGGCCCGCGCCATCGCGAACAGGAACGTCGTGTCGATGGTGCTCTCCTCGACAGGACGCTTCCCGTCCAAGGACGAGGAGGGATGCCAGAGCGCGTTCGTGGTGATGGACACGAACCCATCCGACGAACACCACTGGTGGTACGACTCCGACATGAAGGAGACGCCCGACGGCTGGCGCTTCTTCGCGCAGGAGCCGCCGCTCGAATACCTCGGCAAGAGCCCGATGTACGTTCCGGACCCGTCGCTCTACGTGCCGAACCTGCGCGCCACCTACGCGCGCATCCAGAACAAGGGCTACAACTACTGGCTCGATCTCGTGTCGGGATCAACCGACGCGTTCATCCGCACGATGATCATGGGGCAATACGGCACGGTCATCACCGGGCGCGGCGTGCTCTCGGAATTCTGGAGCGAGGAGTGCGCCTCGCGCGTCCCGCTCGAATGGTCGAGCACCGGAACCATCGTGATCGGCATCGACACGTCGGGACTGCACCCGGGCGCCGCGTTCACGCAGGCGCGCTCGGGCAGGATCAACGTGCTGCGCGAGCGGTGGGCGCAGGCCACGCCGTTCGACGAGTTCGTCGAAGCCGTGCTCCTACCGACGATCAACGAGAACTTCCGGCTGAACCCGGTTCTGTGCGTGTGCGACCCGTCGAATCCGCGCTCGGGCATCGGCGGAAAGACGGCCGTGCAGATTCTCCAGAAGGCGGGGCTCGAAGCGGTGACGGCCCCCACGAACATGCTGAACCGGCGCTTGGGCGCGCTCACCAAGGCGCTGCGCCGTCGCGGCGCCCTGATGATCGACCCGTCGTGCGATCTCATCCTCGCCGGAATGCGCGGCAAATATGAGTTCAAGAAGCTCGACACGTCCGGCCTCGTCGAAGCCTACAAGCCAACGCCCGAGAAGAACAAGTACGCCGACGTGATGGACGGCCTCGGCTATGCGCTCCTCTACTACGACATGGGCATCGCGCAGGAGAAGGTCGTGGTGCCGGTTAGACGGGTGCTCTACGCATGAGCTTCACGCAGCCCACCAACGAAGTTGCGGCGATTGCCTCAGACGAGCGCGCGAAGATCGACGGCTCGAAGGGTCAGGCTTCGCGCTACGACCCGCTCGCCGACATGGTGGTGCGCAGGTGGTGGGACGCGGCGACGTACATGCAGAGCGAGCTTCTGCAAAAGTGCCCGATCCAGACCACCATCGAACAGTGCTTCCGGCAGAGAAACAACCGCTACGACCCGGAGGACATCGCGCTCTTGGACGGCATCGATGTCTACGTGCCGCTCACCGACATGAAATGCACGGCGGCAGAGGCGTGGATGCGCGACATGCTGATGAACGCCATCGACATGCCGTGGACCGTCGAGCCGACGCCCATTCCCGACCTGCCGGAACGGCTCAAGATGCGGGTGCTTCGGGACTTGAAGCTGGAAATCGTCGCGGCGCAGAGCCCGACCGACCCGGTGAGCGTGGTGCGCGGCCTCGCGCAGATGCCCGGCACGATGGCCGACATGGCGTTCGGCCAGATGGTCGCCGACTACCCGGGCGACATCGAGGACTTGGCCTCTCGCCTCAAGGCGGCAGCGAAGTCGCTCGCGTTCGCAGAAGCCTCGCGCGCCGCGAACGGGATGCACAGACTGATGCTCGACCAGTGCGTGCAGATGCGCTTCGCGGCGACGCTGCTGATGTTCATTTCGGACCTTGCCACCTACCCGTCAGCGATCCTGAAAGGCCCGGTGCTCGCGACCGACCCGCGCATCAAGTGGAGCGGCAACCGTCGCATCGTCGATCAGAGCCCGTATCCGACGGTGTTCCGCGTGAGCCCTTTCGATTTCAAGCCCTCTCCGGACTCTCCGGACACGCAGCGCGGCAGCTACGTGCTGGAGAGGACGCGCATGACTAGGCGCACGCTCATGGAGGCGCGCGGCAAGAGGTTCTGGATCAAGGAGAACATCGACGCGATCCTCTCCGAGTATCAGAACTACAACCGCAACTGGCTCATGTTCGACACGAATGGGAATCTGGAGCAGGCGCAATACGTCAACACGCTTTGGTCGAACGCCGAGACTATCGATTGCGTCGAGCACCACGGCATCGTGAGCGGAAACGAGCTTCGCCAGTATGGATTCTCCGTCGACGACATGGAGTTTTTCGAGACGAAGGTCGTCGTCTGCGGGGCGCGCACGATCTGCGTTCGCGTCAACGGCGAGCCGCTGGTCGCGAAGCGCCCGTATCACAGCACGAGCTACGAGAAGCTCGGCGAACGGTTCTGGAACATCTGCCCGCCGATGAAGCTGCGCGACACGCAGCGCGCGGCGAACGCGGCGATCCGGGCGCAGATTCGCAACATGGCGTTCTCCTCCGGGCCAATCGGCGAGGTCGATGTAGCGCGGATGCAGCGGTTCGTGAAGGAGCTTGCCGATCTGCAAAACGTGACGCCCTACTCGATGGCGCTCGTCGACCCCGATCTCACCAACGGAGGTCGCCCGGCGCGCACGTTCTACAACGTGCCGAACATCATCGCGCCGCTGACGCAGACCTTGAACTACTACTTCAAGATGGCCGACGACGTGTCGAACATCCCGAACTACGCGCAGGGCGACACCGGACTGTCCGGGGCAGGGCGCACCTATCGCGGGTTCAGCGCGGTGTTTTCGCAGGCGCTCAAGGTTTTCAAGATGCCGATCCAGAACATGGATTTCGACATCTTCGAGCCGTTCGCATCGGCGCTCTACGACTACAACATGACCACGAGCGACGACGATGCGATCAAGGGCGATGCGAAAGTGCGCGCTCGCGGCTCGCAGGGCCTCGTGGACAAGGAG